AATCCTGACTATGACGGACCGCGTAGCTTTCATGGCCAATACATGCCGGACCCGCGTGGGCGGATGCTGTGCTGGAGTTGTTACGAATGAGCAACCTAAACGCAAACTATCAGGAATTTATTAATACAAAGTCACAATACAACAGCGAGCTAGGCTTTACGCCTGTATTCATGCCTGATTACTTGTTTGACTTCCAAGAACATCTAGTCGATTACTCATTGCGCAGTGGGCGGTCTGCAATATTCGCCGATTGCGGTTTAGGTAAAACGCCGATGGAATTGGTATGGGCTGAAAACGTAGTCAGGAAAACAAACGGGAAAGTTATTTTATTAACGCCGCTTGCCGTATCACAGCAAACTATCCGCGAAGCTGAAAAGTTTGGCATTGAGGCAAAGCGCTCTCATGACGGAACAGCACACAAGGGGATAACCGTTACAAACTATGAGCAGTTGCATAAATTCAACCCTAATGACTTTGTTGGCGCTGTCTGCGATGAAAGCTCGATATTAAAATCATTCAACGGAACGCGCAGAAGCGAAATAACGCAATTTATGCGAAAGATGGTATACAGGCTGTTGGCCACAGCGACCGCCGCGCCTAATGATTACATCGAACTTGGCACCAGTAGTGAGGCACTCGGATACCTGGGCCACATGGATATGCTGAACAGGTTTTTCAAGAACGACCAGAATAACAGCGCGGTTAGCCGATTGTATGGAGCCGCAACAAAGTGGCGGTTTAAAGGACACGCAGAGGAAAACTTCTGGCGCTGGGTTTGTTCGTGGGCAAGGTCTTGCCGTAAACCTTCAGATGTTGGTTTTAGTGACGATAGGTTTGTATTACCTGAATTGATTGAGCGTGAACACATTATTGAAGCTCGCACGTTAGCAGATGGCATGTTGTTTGAACTGCCAGCCATTGGACTAAAAGAACAGCGCGACGAACGACGCAGGACAATAACAGAGCGATGCGAGAAGGTTGCAGAAATTGTAGCCAGCACAAACGAGCCGGTACTTGTCTGGTGTCATTTGAATGATGAGGGTGATTTACTGGAAGAAATAATAGCAGATGCAGTACAGGTATCAGGAGCTAACAAGGACCAGGTAAAAGAAGAACGGATGCTTGGCTTTTCAGATGGCGAAATCAGGGTACTTGTAACCAAGCACAAGATAGCCGGGTTCGGAATGAACTGGCAGCATTGCAGTCACATGACCACATTCCCGAGTCATTCATACGAGCAATACTATCAGGGTGTACGACGGTGCTGGCGATTCGGTCAGGAAAAACCGGTACACGTCGATGTGGTTGCAACCGAGGGAGAATTAGGGGTACTGAAGAATTTACAAAGGAAGGCAGCGCAAGCGGATCAGATGTTTGAGAACCTGGTTGCTGAAATGAATAATGCTTTATCAATCCACCACGTAAACCATAGAGTAAACAATCAGGAGATACCGACATGGTTATAGACCAGACAATCACAGATCAATATGCAATTTATAACGGGGATTGCATTGAGGTTATGAACGAGCTCCCCGATGAATCAATACACCTGTCTGTTTACTCCCCGCCGTTTGGCGGGTTATATCATTACAGCTCAAGTGACCTTGATTTGTCTAACGCCATATCTTACGAGCAGTTCTTTGAGCATTATGATTATGTTGTTAAGGAACTGCACAGGATTACACTACCGGGCAGAATGACAGCGGTGCATTGCATGGATGTGCCAAGTGGTAATTCTGGTTGTGATTACTCGAGGGACTTTCCCGGTGATATTATCAGACAGCATCAGAGGCTGGGCTTTAACTTCATTGCAAGGTATGCGGTATGGAAAGAACCGTTGAGGGTACGCAACCGGACCATGCAGAAAAACCTTGCACATAAAACGATTGTTGATGATTCATCAAAATGCAGTAACGCATCGGCTGATTATCTTTTAGTGTTCAGGCGTAGCGGGGAAAATAAAATACCCATAGCTCACCCGATAGGATTGTTAGAGTATTCAGGCGAGCGAAAAATACCGCCAGAATTATTCCAGTATCGTGGATGGACAGGAAAGCAAACAGAGAACCGCTATTCTCATTGGATCTGGCGGCAGTATGCGAGCGCGTTTTGGGATGACATACGAATAGACCGAGTACTACCCTACAAGGAAAGCAGGGAACCAGATGACGAAAAGCACGTACACCCGCTGCAACTGGACGTTATTGATAGATGTGTAACGCTATGGTCAAATCCAGGTGAAAAGGTGTTGACGCCATTTATGGGCATAGGTTCAGAAGTGTACGGCGCTGTTCAAGCCGGTAGAAAAGGTATCGGCATAGAGTTAAAGGAATCGTACTACAGGCAGGCTGTCAATAATGTATATGCAGCGGCAACAGGCGCTGTTGAAAACAACCAGGATTCTTTTAACATGGAGGAAGTATCATGAAAGACATCTACGATCTGCAAGACGATCTGCGCGAATTCGCCAAAGAGCGCGACTGGGAAAAATTCCATACGCCTAAAAACCTGGCTATGGCGTTATCGGTCGAGGTGGCCGAACTGTCAGAGCATTTCATGTGGCTAGAATCGCTGGAATGGCCTTCAGGTAAAACGGGACTGATTGCCGATGAGATGGCCGATGTTTTAATATACCTCGTCAGAATGGCCGATGTGATGGGCATTGAGTTATTGCCGGTGGCCTTTGATAAGATCGAAAAGAATAAAGCAAAGTATCCAGCAGACAGGGTGCATGGGAAGGCCGATAAATACACCGAGTATGATTTGCTATGATCGACGATCCATTGAACAGGACCAAGGTAAAGCGCGGCATGGATTTACCACAAGCAAAACTGACAAATGATGACGTTTTGATGATTCGTGAGCTTGTCGGCTATAGGGATGAATTGAAGAAAAAAGCCGCCGACCTGACAAACAAAAAGCTGGCTGAAAAATTCGGGGTACACAATAGAACCATAGACAGAATTACGGCAGGCGGTGCATGGAGCCATGTTCAATGACAACCTACGCAGCCGAGGCAGAAAAACACGCCACCACCCGCAAATGCAAAATAAGCAAACACGGCGGCTGTGGTATGACCAAGCCAATGACTGATTTCCCGGGATCATGGCGAACATACGAAACCGGCATCAGGGAATACGTCCGAGGCTATTGGTGCCGGGACTGCTATAACCGGAGAAACAGGGAAAACGCACACAGGATCGAGGCCAGGCGCAAGGCGAGTACTCAAGAGGAGGACGACGCAAGGATAGCCAAACTTTACTTTTGTGATTTACCAGCGCCGGCGATGTCTGTGGCATTACGGGAAGAGCGATTGCGGGCGAAGTTTTAATATAATTAATAAATATTTGTTCTTTTGTTGATTAAAGTGTTTACATCGTAAGCCGCTTACTATAATATAGATGGTAAGTTAAGTAATCACACAGGAGAACGACATGCAGACAAATCAAAAAGGCTATCCGATCTCAAATACTAACGGCAAGTGGGAAGTGGGAGAATACAGAGATTACACAACAGCCCCTGACCCTAAAGTCAGGGTATTTAAATCAAAGAAAGCTGCGGAGCGTGTAGCGAGAGAATGGAATACGGTACACAACTGTTTCAGTGTGGTCAGTGAGTAAGGACAAAACAGCACCCGAACGGGTAGCCCGTGACAAGCGTAAAAAACTTGCTGCGGGTTTTGTGCGTGTGAATGTCTGGGTGCCTGCTGACAAGCGGGAACAGTTGTTAAAGTATGTCAGGAGGCTGCGTGATAGTTAAGCCTATCAAGAATCAGGATGCCTGGTCTTGGTGTATTGATGTTCACTACGCCAAGCGTGTCCCTAGTATCACTTATGCTTTCGGGATGTTTGATCCTGATTTGATTGGCGTGGTGACATACGGAACCCCGTCTAGTAGTCCTTTGAGGGCTGGTGTCTGTGGTGCTGACTATGCAGATAAGGTGCTAGAATTAAACAGACTGGTGTTTGTTGATACACCTAAAAATGGCGCGTCTATGCTGGTTGGGCAGTCTATCAGACAGTTGCCAGAATCGGTTATTGTCTCATATGCTGACACGAATCAGGGGCATGTCGGGTATGTGTATCAAGCCTGTAATTTTATCTATACGGGGCTATCAGCGAAGCGTACAGACTGGAAAGTAGAAGGACTTGAACACTTGCATGGGCAAACAATAGCCGATCAGTCACGGGGTGCTGAAAATAGAGTGCAGTGGATGCGTGATAAATACGGTGATGATTTCTACCTTGAGGA